CATCACGAATGTTTTGATTTTTCTTTTCAATGTTCAATACCCTAGTAAATGAATTTGTAACTGCGGCAGTGTAATAAGCAAATGGATTTAAACTTTTGCTTTCATCAAACTGTAAACCAATCTGTGAAAGTTGTAGCACAGCCTGTGCTCTCATCTCATCATTGTAAGTGTAACCACGCCAGTTACTTCTTGTACCATAACGATCAGCAAGTTTTAGAAACATGCGTCCTAGGCTTTCAGTCATGCGTCCGTGATCCTTGCTAAAGTGGCCATTGTGAATACCGCCCTGCCAGTGGCTTTTACCTACACAAATCAAGTTATCATTTTCGTCATATTTCCAATGTTGGAATGGAGGAAAGTTAACTTTTGTGTGTTCATCTGCCCTAGTTTTTGTTTTGCGTTTGCGTCCTGGTTCTAGTGGAATATGATCAAAAGTCATAATCCTAAAAATCAAGTCTGTTTTTTCAATTTTACGCCAATCTGGCAAACAATCTGCTTGTTTTACTTTTCTTTTTTCTTCTTTTGCTTTTTCATATGCGGCTTTACCGATTCTGTCGGCTTGATTACGCTTTGCCTGTGCAATACTAAGTCTGTTAACTTTTTCTAAACTTGGTAAAATTATGTCATGTTGTGCATGTTCGTCGTCTACAAACGAGCAATAAGTACACTTGCTGATATGAATCTCTGATAGTAGATCTTTATTTGTTAAGTATTTCGTTCTTTTCATTAGATTCTCCGATTAATATAAGTATTATAAACTACGCAGTTAAAAAAAGCAATAAATATTGTTATAAAAAGGAACCAAAATATGGCAGGAAATAATCCAAACAGTTTTATAGACAAAGTAGGTAGTTTCGGTGGTAAGTTCGCTAAGAGCGCCGCACAAGCAACAGGTATCGGACAAAACCCCGGCGCAGTACGAGGTTTAGGAAAACTTATTGGCGATAAAAACCTACAAAGGCTTGGATTGGATTTAGCCCCTGGAGGTGAGAGACCATACCAGTCTCCTCCGTCAACGCATTTAGCAACTATAGATAATCGAGTCAAAATAAAAATTGATACAAGGTACTTAAAAGGTCCTGCGGCAATACTAGACGACCTAGGTGGAGTAGTATTTCCTTTTACACCACAAATAGTTGTAACCACAAGAGCAAATTATGCACCAGTACATCCTACACACAGTAATTATCAGTTTCAATCGTACCAGAACTCACAAGTGGATTCACTGTCTATTGTCGGAACATTTACTGCACAAAACACAGAAGAAGCACGTATGCTACTTGGTAGCATTCATGCACTAAGAACTGTAACTAAAATGCACTTTGGTAGTGGACCTAAAGTTGGTGCACCCCCGCCTCTTTGTAGACTTTCTGGTTATGGAGAATACATGTTTAATGATGTTCCTGTTGTTATAGGTAACTTTTTCTATACACTAAACGAAGATGTAGACTATATTGATGTAGCCACAACAGAAGGTGCAAAAACAACAGTACCATCAAGAGCAGAATTTACAGTAGAATGTTTACCAGCATACAGCAGAAGAGATCAAGCACAATTTTCTATGGACGGATATGCAACAGGTGATATGAGATTTAAAGGAATGATATAATGTATAAAGAAAGCAGTTTATACGGAGCAACTTCTATAATAGATGGCGAGTTAGATATTTTAAATTACAGAAAAATTCCTGGTGTTGCTAGTGACGTTCCATACGTTATCAAACCACAGTACAATTACAGACCTGATCTATTGGCTAGCGATCTTTATGAAGATCCTAATTTATGGTGGGTGTTCAAGAGTCGAAACCCTAATGAATTAGAAGATCCTATTTTTGATTTTGTTGCTGGAGTAGAAATCAAGATTCCGAAGTTGGATACTATTAAACGTATATTAGGAGTTTAGTATGGCCGGATATCCAGGCGAAAAAGGTCGAAATCCAACTGTAAAAGAAAACAGCAATGCGACATCTAGGTCCGCCGGAGAAAACGGCAGTACTTATGATGATGCTATTTTAAGACAGCAAAGAACACAAGCACCAACATATGATACGTTAAAAGCAAAATTTGAAGGTGCTGAGGATGCTAGACTTAAAGCATTTTATAACGGAAAAAATCCCAATGTTCTTCATCAGTATAACAGTTTCAATTATATTTTTACTCTTAGGGCATTAAGCAATGATGATTTAAAAGCATCTAATTATCATAACAAATATTTCCAGAATTCTGAAACCTTTAGTGATTATATTATTTTACGAAGCGGTGGTTACAAACGTACTGATGTTGCTGGCACTAGAGCAGAGATTAATGCAAGTGAGTTTGATATGAGTTATCAAGCACCTCAAGGTTACACACAGGCAGAATTATCCGGCGGTAACGATTTTAAAACAGGATCACAAAAAGGAAAAGATCTTTTTATTGACAATGTTCAACTAGAGTGTGCTATGGATCTAGGAATACAAGGCACTAGCAATCTTGTAACTGGTAAATTTGTAGTCACAGAACCTTTTAGTGTAGGTGGTTTTTATGAAGAACTGTTTAATGGTTCTAGATTTTCCGGACACGAGCATTATATGGGTGCTCCGTTTTTGTTAAGTTTAGAATTTATAGGGCATAGATTTAAAGGTGAAGAACTAAAGACAGAAACTATTAAAAAAGCAACAAGACATTTTCCTATCAAAATTACTAATTCTAGAATGAGTGTTACTGAAGCAGGCTCTATCTATAATGTAGAATTTATGGCAGTAAATCACGAAACTAGTAAAACCTTTAATGCTACACTACCAGAAAATATTCCAGGCCCTAATCAATCCTATCCAACAGTTGGAAGTATTCTAACAGATTTGTTTATAAAAATAAACACTAATGTTGAACAAGCACAAAAAGATCTTAAAGAAAAAAATGAAGATGAAGTAAAAGAAAATCCTGTTTCTAAAAAACAAGAACAATATGTTGCTGAGCATGGAAAGAAAAATGTTTCTCCATTCCAGCCTCATCGTTATATGTTATGGTTTCCTGAAAGTTATGATGTAAGTATGGATACTAATCCTCAAATGCTTGGAACAGATACAGCCGTACTGAAAAATGTGTCAAAAACATCAAATCCAAAAGTAAAAATGTTTGACAGTCTGCTTAATAGTGTATCAAGCGATCAATACGAGGCTTGGAAGAGTCTAGCATTAGAATATACTGAAGCAGAACGTAGAGGCGAAAATGATGAAAATTTAGATCCTGAAACTAATGTTAAAGATTATAGTTCTTATAAAAATACCTTGATTAATGCTAGTGATATCTCTAATTCAAAGATGCAGTCTACTAGCAATCAAACCTATACTGGATTTTTTCATGTTCCAGAATTACAGTCTAAAGTTGATCAAAAAGATGAGCAAATTAAAAAGAAAAAAGAAAGTATTAGAACACTTAAAACAAATTTAAGAGACGCACAGAAAAAAGCAACCGACGAAAGAGTTAAAATTGAAAAAGAACTTGAAAAGTATTTTAAGATTCCAGAAAAAGAATTATCAAAAATTCTAAATGAAAAAGAAGTAGAAGCAAGTGAAGGAGCAGTAACATCAGACTCTCAAGCACGTTCTAGTTTAACATACGAAAACTTTCAAGAAGTTGATACCGATGGTGATGATGCACGAAAGACTATACAATCAAATTCCGGACAAGTGGCAATTGAAAAATCAATCAAAACAGTTAATGATCTTCGTGACGAATACATGAAGAAACTGAACGAAATCGAACTTGCTAAAAATGCCGTTGAAAAAGCAGAAAAAGAACTAGAAGAACTAGCAGAGGCAAAAGGAAAAGTTTATGAGGAAAAATATGAACGTTATGGTGAAAGCAGAACACGATCTTGGCAGTTTAAAAAAGGAACAAGTATTGATAGAAACATAGATAAAATTATTTTTGATAGCGTGTATTCTACTACACTAGATGACGAAGCAAGTGACGAATACAATCAAACAGGGTATATCAATTGGTATAGAATTGAAAAACTTGCTTTTATTAGAGGATTTGATACATATACAAATAGTGAAGTATATGATTTTCATTATATCATACAACCATTCAAAGTTCATTATAGTTCTCTACCAATACCTCAAGATGTTTACAATTATGACACTATGAGAGAAATGGCAGTTAGAGAATACAATTATATCTACACAGGTAAAAATTTAGATGTTTTAGAATTTAACCTTGATTTTAATAATGCGTTTGCGGCAACAGCATTTTATAGAAAACAGCAAACAGCAGAAGGCGAACAAGGCACGGTTAGCACTGAAAAATCTGATGTTAAACCGCCGCCGCTATCTCAGATACTAGTAGATCCAGCAACAAATAGAGTAGGTGCTCAAAGAACAAAAGCAGTACCGCAAAGTGCTAGTTCTACACAAACATCACCTACGGCAAATAATGCCAGTGATACTGCAAAATTTTTACATGATGCATTGTATAATACACCTGGTGAAAAAGCACTGATTACATCAGAGATCAAAATCGCAGGAGATCCTGTTTATCTATTAAGTAGCGGTGTTACAAGTAGAGCAGTTTTAGATGCTACAAATATAGAAACAAAATATGGAGAAGTGAACACATTTAGTAGAGAAGGTGATATCGTGTTTAATTTTGGAACAGCAGAAGACACACCAACTGCATCTGAATTAGCAGGAGGCCAAAGCACAATGCTTTTAGATCCTAGTGTGTATAGCGGACTTTACAAACTTATTAGAGTAACTAGTAATTTTAATAACGGTTTGTTTACACAAGATCTAGAAACTTTTAGAAGACCAAATCAAAAACAAGATTACACTGTACGTAAAGAAATTATTCCTGTAAAAAATACTAAAGAAATTGATCAAGCCAAAGCCCCAGCAGATGAAGAAAATATAAACAAAATGAAAAAATCTCCTAAGAGAAAACTTTCTAAAGAAGATCTTGATAACCTTGCTTATCACGGCCCGGGTGCATTAGGCGGAATATCTTCACAAGCAGTTGTAGAAATACCATCATCGGCAATAGGACTACAACCAAATGCGTTGGGAGGCAGTGTATTCACATCAGTATCACAAGCACAGTCTGTTGCACAACAGATTCAGTCTGGAACTTTTGATCCATCAAACTTTACACCAGATGTAGCACAGAAAGCAATAGAAACAAATAAAAATTTAAGCACAAACATTAATACCGGTGAACAAACATTCTCAAGTAAAGGTGGCACTGGTTTAGGTAGACAGGATATAGGAACGTAGCATGGCAATTTTTAATAAAACACTTAAAGCCGGCGGACAAATTAATGACGCTAAAGCAGAAAAAATAGCCGATCTTTCTTCAGGTCCAGGCCCGTATATGGCTGTTGTTGAAAGTAATGCAGATTATACAAAGCACGGAAGTTTAAGCGTAAGCATTCTTGGAAATCAAGACTCGCTACGTTCAGTAACATCGGGTAGGATTTCTTGTAGAGTCATGTTACCATTTTATAGTGTAAAAGATTATGCTAATGCAGGTAAAGATCCACAAAAGTTTGAAGATACACAACAAAGTTACGGTATGGTATTTCCTGCTCCACAGGTAGGAACAAAAGGATTAGTAATATTCATAAACAAAAATATAGAACAAGCAGTCTGGATTGGAGCACTTGCTGAACCTGAAATGAATCATCAGATTCCGGACTATGCCGCCAAAACAGATATTTCTACAGATGATGACACATACAATGAACTAAGTCCGGGACCAGACGGGTTACCTGTTAGTAATTACAACAAAGCCGCATTTATTGGTCAAACAGGTGACAATAAAATTAAACATCCAGTTCATCCTATTGCTTATACTCTTAAAGAACAAGGATTACTTGCTGATAAAATTAGAGGACTTACATCGTCTAGTCATAGAAGAGATGCTGTTAATCATGTGTTCGGTATTAACACTCCTGGAAGATATGTTGGTAAAGAAAGATTAGTTGGAGCCGAGCAAGCCAAAGTAAAAGTAACACAACCAGGCGGTCACGTATTTGTAATGGACGACGGCGATAGCCTTGGTGATAATAATTTAATTAGACTACGTACTAAAGGTGGTCATCAAATACTTTTACATGATACTGATGATTTAATATACATTGGTAATTCAAAAGGTACTGCTTGGATTGAACTTACATCTGATGGTAAAATGGATGTGTTCTGTGATGACAGTATTAGTATGCGTACTAGAGGTGATTTTAATCTTTATGCTGATAGAGATTTTAATGTTGAAGCAAAAAGAAATATCAATATGAAAGCATTCAATTATGTAAAACAAGAGTCCAATCATCATAGACAGATTGTAAACGGGTCACAAAGAATTATGGTTAAGGGGAATAGTGATATTAAAACTCTTAACAGTCGTTTAGATACAAATGATTATCAAGTTAACACAAACAATTTAAGTATTGCAAACAGAATTGATACAAAAATACAAAGCGGTAACTTTGATTTAGCGACTACATTAGGTATTAGGCAAACAGCAGGAACTAGTGTAAACATCAAAGCAAATTCTAGCACAGCAATTACAGAAACGTTTATAGCAACTGATGTTTATAGCAAAGGATATACAACTACTTTCATAAACAAAGACGATGAATTAAAATTTTATCAAGCACTAAAAAGAACACAAGACCCCGATACACTAGAAGCCATTGATCCTAACAATACCGAGTATTGGACAGAATTTGCAGGGCCTGAACACAAAGCAGGCGCCAGTAATGGACAAATTAATATTAGTACTACACAAAATGATATTTCAATTGATACTAGCGGTGCTAACATCAATGTTGAAACAGACAAAATTGTGTATGTAGATGGTACTGAAGCAGTACATTTGAACTTACCAGGACCGGGTGCTAAACCTAATATCAGTGCATACAATTCTGCCCCACAACCTAGCAGATTTATTGACCATATGGGAGTTATTCAGATGTGGGAAAAAGAAGTAACAGCCAAATGGGAAGGATACAACTATTATAGATCAGCGTCATTTGAGTCTATACTAAAACGTGTTCCAACTCATGAGCCTTATGATCAGCATGAAAACTTAAATCCTCAGGCTGTTAAAAAACTTTCAACTGATAGAGAAACATAGTAAATAGTGTTATGGCAAAGTATACCGATATTGTAATTAAACCAAATCCTAATACGCTAGGAAATGAGAATAGCCGAAGCAATCTCTATAGAGGTATTAGTACGGTTAGTCAACAAACACCAACCTTTCAGAGTTATGATCTTGAGTTGATTAAGCAGGATTTAGTAAACCATTTTAACATTCGTAAAGGTGAAAAAATTTACAATCCAGAATTTGGGACAATTATTTGGGACGCACTTTTTGAACCATTTACAGACCAAGTTAAAGAAGCAGTTTTACAAGATGTTAAACAGATTATTGATGCTGATCCTAGAGTGCAGATTGATAGTTTAGCGTTAGTTGAAAAGGAATACGGACTACAAATACAATGTGTGTTATTTTATGTTGATTATGATGTTTCTGAAGCATTACAATTTACTTTTGATAAAGCAAATGCTTTAGCATAAAAATAAACTACGCACTTAATAAGGAAAATAAATACTGTTATGGCAAGTACAGATAGACAAAATTCACTTTTAGCAAACCAAGATTGGGACAAGATCTATAAAGCATTCTCTAATGCAGACTTTAGTTCTTATGATTTTCCTACACTACGTAGGACTATGATTGCATATCTAAGAGCAAACTATCCTGAAGACTTTAACGATTACATTGAAAGTTCTGAATACCTTGCACTCATTGACATGATTGCATTTTTAGGACAAAGTTTATCTTACAGATTTGATTTAAATGCCAGAGAAAATTTTATTGAATTAGCAGAAAGACGTGATAGTGTTTTGCGTCTTGCAAGACTAGTAGGATACAATCCTACTCGTAACGTACCTAGCAATGGATTATTAAAAGTAATAGGAGTACAAACAACAGATAATGTACAAGACAGTTTAGGTAATAGTTTAGAAAATACATTTATTAACTGGAACGATGATACTAATAGTAATTGGTTAGAACAGTTTCAAGTCATAATCAATAATAGTTTACAGGGTAGTGGTGTAATTGGTAAGCCTGATCAAAGTGATATAATTGATGGAGTAATAACCGAACAATATAAAATTAATACTCAAAATACTGATGTACCATTATATACATTTAATAAAAATGTAACTGGTAGATCTATGCAATTTGAAGTAACAAGTGCCGGCATTGAAGACAATTCGATTGTTGAAGAAACTCCATTTCCGAGCAGAGTTCTTGGTATGCTTTATAAAAACGATAAGCGTGGAAACAGTTCACCTAACACAGGATTTTTCTTTCATTTTAGACAAGGGCAATTACAAAGTTCTACATTTACAATAACTGATCCAAGTCCAAACGAAATTGTAAACATTGATATTCCTGGAATTAATAATTCTGATGTATGGTTATGGCAACTTAGCAGAAACGGAACTCCAGAAATAGAGTGGACTAAACTAGATTCAATTTACGGAAGCAATGTAATTTTCAATAGTGTTAACAAAAATATTAGAACACTTTATAATGTAACAACAAGAGACAATGATCAAGTTAGTTTAAATTTTGCAGATGGCAGTTTTGGAGATTTGCCTTTAGGTACTTTCAGAGTTTACTATAGAACTTCAAATGGGCTAACTTATACTATTAGACCTAATGATATGCAAAATATCATTTTAACTATCCCATATTTTAATAAAAAAGGTCAAGGTCATACACTAACTGTACAGTTAAGTTTAGAAGCAAGTTTAACAAATGCAAGTGCAACTGAAACAACAGCAAATATTAGAACAAACGCACCACAAAGTTTTTATACACAAAACAGAATGATTACTGGAGAAGATTATAATTCTTATCCTTTAACAGCAAGTAATAATGTAATTAAAATCAAATCAGTAAACAGAGTTAGTTCTGGGATTTCAAGACAGTTTGAAATTCAAGATCCTACAGGAAAATACAGTTCTGTTAATTTAATGGCAGATGATGGCATACTTTATAAGAATCCTTATGAAAGTGATTTTAACTTTTCATTCCAAACACGTAATGATATTTTAGGTGTAATTAGAAATACTATTGAACCTATTATTAATAGTTTACCAACTAAAGCATTTTATTATGACAAGTTTCCAAGAATTATAACAAGTGATATTAATATTGATTGGGTAAGATCAACCGAGTCAAGTACAAACAGTACAGGTTACTTTAGAAATACAATTAATGGCTCACCTATTACTGTAGGCACATTTACAACAAATAATTTTAAGTTTATTGGACCAGACAGTTTAGTAAAGTTTGAGCCACCAGAAGGAAAATATTTCTTAGTAGACGGAACAATAGTTTCGACAAAAACTAAAAATAGTTTAAATTACATTTGGGCAAAAGTTGTTCAAGTAAGTGGTGACGGTTCAAACGGCGGACAAGGTAATTTAGATGACGGTACTGGTCCTATTGTGTTTAGTGAAAACATTCCGTCACTTGCTATTCCAAGTTTAATTGTTCCTAATATTGTAACAAACTTTCCAAGTGATTTAGAATTACAATTAGTTGATTTAATTTTTAACTATAAGACATTTGGTATTCGTTATGATCAAAGTGCTAAAGAGTGGAAAATTATTGTAAACGCTAACCTAAACACTAAAGACGATTTTAGTTTAGAACGACAAGGTGATATAACAGGTTCTAAACTAGATAAGAGTTGGTTTGTATTATTTGAAACTGACGGTGAAACATACTCGATCACTTATAGAGGATTAGATTATAGATTTGAAAGTGAACAATTAATTCAGTTTTTTGTTGACAAAGGTATTAAGAAATACGATAGCGAAACTGGAAATGTAATTAAAGATCAAGTTAAGGTTTTAAAAATAAACGAAGATCCTGTTGAAGATAAGATTTTAGAAAAAGATTATCAGTGGGAAATTATTGGTAGTGTATTAAACAACGACGGATTTGAAGAAGTAAACAAAGTAAGAGTTAATTTTTATGATTCAGACGATGATGGTATGATTGATGATCCAGATAGTTTTGTAAAAATTGTCCAACCAACAAATGTTGACGGTAGAGGTTATAAGGACAAATTTGTTTTCTTCCAAAGTACAACTGATAATGGTATAACAACTACAACAAAAGTTGATAGTTCTAAATTTGTAATTTTTGACAAAGAAGCAAATGTAAGTTCATTAGTTGGGTTTGAAACAGGACAGTTATTTTATTTCTATGATAGCAGAGAAGACGTTGTTAAAGTATTTGATAGTGTAAGTGGTACACTTACTTTAGACACTTCTTATTTTGCAAGACCTGGTAGAGATGGATTAAAATTCCAATATAATCATAATGCACAAAATGATAGAAGACTTGATCCTGGTAAAACAAATATTATTGATATGTATGTTTTAACAAGAGCATATGATGAAGATTATAGAATTTTTGTAAACAGTGGCGGCATAGAACCAATTAAACCTACAAGTGCTTCTCTAAGACTTGAACTCAACGGAACACTAAATGGTGTTAAATCAATTAGCGATGAGATTATATATCATGCTGTAAACTACAGACCGTTATTTGGAGTTAACGCAGATACAGAATTACAAGCAACATTTAAAGTTGTAAAAAGTGCAGGAAGCACAATAAGTGATAATGAAATTAAAAGTAATATTATTCAAGCAGTGAATGATTTCTTTGCTATTGATAATTGGGACTTTGGTGATACATTTTATTTTACAGAACTAGCAACTTTTGTACAACAGCAAACTGCACCCGATGTAGCAAACTTTGTTATTGTACCTAGAAGCGGTTCACAAGCATTTGGTAGTTTGTATCAGATTAAATGTCGTGCAGATGAAATCTTTATTAGTACAGCATCAGTTGACAACGTAGAAATAATTGATCAAATTACAGCAAATAATTTGAAAGCAGATGGCAATGTTGTTTCATCTGTAGATGCAGGTGGTACAGTTTCGGTGTCCACTGCAAATAGTGGAACTACTACTAGTAGTGGATCTAGCGGTTACTAATAGGATTATAAATGGCATATAGCGACAAACAAGGTACACCAGTAAACATAGAAAACAAAGACAAGTTAAGAAACAGTGCTGACTTGTTACCTATGTACTTTCGTACAGAAGCAAACAAAAAGTTTCTTGGCGCAACAGTTGACAGTTTAATCAGCAAAGGTAATTTAGATAGGTTAAATGGATTTGTTGGTGCTAGGAATACCGAAAACGCATCTTCTAAAGATGTTTATATTTCAGAACCAACTGCAAATAGAAGAAGATATAACTTCCTTCCATCGGCAGTAACTAAAAATCCTGTTGATAATTCAAACAAATGGACAGGTACATATGACGATCTAATTAATCAATTAGAATTCTTTGGCGGCATAACAGATAACCACGACAAACTATTTCAAGCAGAATATTTTGCTTGGAATCCGATGTTCGATTTTGACAAGTTTGTAAATTACAGACAGTACTATTGGCTTTCACAAGGTCCAGACCCAGTAAGTGTTTCAGGAAATCCTGGCAATACTGAAAGTGAATATTCAGTTACAAATAGCGGACAAAATAGTTTTGTGTTTACGCCAAACGGATTTAGCGAAAATCCAACAGTTGTATTATACAGAGGTGGTACATACAAATTTAAAGTTAATGCAACAGGTCATCCTTTTTATATTAAGACTACAAATACAATCGGTATAGGTGATCAATACAATGACGGTGTTGAAAATAATGGTGCAGAGAGTGGAACTATTACATTTACTGTTCCTGTAAATGCACCTGATAGATTATTTTATGCTTGTCAGTATCATCAATCAATGCAAGGTACACTAGAAATTCGTGATACTTCTCAAGATTTAACAATTGATGTTGAACAAGAAATTATTGGAAAAGCAAACTTTACAAGTGCTAATGGTGTAAAACTTACAAACGGAATGAAAATTAATTTTGTAGGCGATGTTTTACCTACAAAGTATAGAGAAAAGAATTGGTATGTTGAAGGTGTAGGCGATAGAATTACACTAATTGATGAAACAGAATTAGATACACCCGAACTATATGCTAAAAATGCTGAATATGAATTTGATGTTGACCCATTTGATGATACACCATATGACGATACTGAAAATAGTCCTTTAACAGCAGAGTATATTACAATTAATCGTGCAAGTAAAGATAAAAACCCATGGAGTAGATATAACAGATGGGTGCATAAAGATGTAATTGAACTAAGTGCAGAGTATAATAATACATCACCTGTACTTGATGAAAATAATAGAGCAGTAAGACCTATTTTAGAATTCAAACCTAATCTTAAACTGTTTAACTTTGGTGAAAAAGGTATTGGCAATGTTGATTTAATTGATACAGATACAACAGATGCAATGAGTGATGTAGAAGGATCCTTTGGATATCACGTTGATGAAGTATTATTACGCAAAGGTATGCGTGTAATTTTTAATGCTGATCCAGATATCACAGTAAAAGGTAAAGTATACGAAGTTGATTTTGTAGAATATGAAGGACAAGAACGTTTACATCTAATTGAAAAATATACACCTATGGTTAACGATAGTGTTGTTGCCACAGATGGTGCTGTAAATCAAGGTGTGTCATATTATTATAATGGCACTGAATGGGTCAAAGCACAAGTTAAAACAGAATTGAACCAAAGTCCTTTGTTTGATTTGTTCGATAGTAGTGCAAACAGTTTTTCAAACACAACAAATTACTTTTCATCTAACTTCCAAGGCAATGCTATTGCAAGTTATAAGCGTGGTGTAGGAGCAAATGATCCTGTACTAGGTTTTCCGATCAGTTATCAAAATATCAATAACGTAGGTGATATTACATTTGAGTTCAATTGGGACGATAGCGAGTTTACATACCAAGAAAATAACATATTAACAACTGTTGATACTGCTAGTGGTTTGGTTTATGATTATAACGATGAAAAATATTATAGTGGCTGGCAACTTGTAAAAGATAAAGTTACAAGACAGAGAATTTTGCAGTTATTAGACATAGTACAAACTACAGATACTATTATTGTTAATTGCATAAAAGAACCTTACAAGTATGATTTAGACATTATTGCTGAATATAACGGTGTTACCTATAAAGAAACAACTGATTTTGAAAAAATTATTGACAAAAATAGAGCATCCTATCAGTTAAAATTTAAAACTCCAATCGAAGGAGGTACAAGAGTAACACTAAAAGTTCTTACTGATCAAAAACCTAATGACAATGGATTTTATGAACCACCGATCAACCTAACGAACAATGGTGAAAATAACGATTTGCGTACATTTACACTTGGTAGTGTTAGTGATCACTTTAAAACTATATTCCAAACCAATGCAATCATTACAGGAAAGTCGGTAGGACCTAACAATGCTAGAGATGTGTATAATATTCATCTAGATGGTAGTAGATATGTTAAACATAAGGGTAGTGTTTTACCTGCAATACTTTTCTTAATTCAAGAAGATTTAAATTTTGTCAACTCTATGCGTAAGACAGGCAGAGATTATAACTTCTTTAAAGATCAGTTTATTGAAAAAGCAGGAAAAATTGAAAGAAGTGAAAATATTGCTTCAGATGTAGATAAAATTTTATATGAATTAAGTATTAACAAGTCAAGCGAAGCATCGTACTTTTATTCAGATATGGCAGGCTTTGGTAAAAAAGTCGAACGCCTACAGTTTGAAGTAAAAAACGGAACGCAAAATGTATTTGCAATTAACAATGCGTTCGATACAACCAAAGTAAGCGATCGTGCAGTGTATGTGTACTTGAATGATGTACAATTATATCTCGATACAGACTATGAGTTCGATGCTGTAGACAATACTGTTACAATTAAAAAAGCATTATCAGTTGGTGATGTAATCAAAGTTAATGATTACGATACTACTGGTTCAGTTATTCCTCACACTCCAACTAAACTTGGTTTATACCCTGCGTTTGTTCCTGAAATATTCGTAGACGACAGTTATCTAACAGCAACAAAAGTAATTCAAGGCCATGATGGTAGTATTACAAAAGCATTTGACGATGAACGTGATGAATTAATCTTAGAATTAGAAAAGCGTATCTATAATAACCTTAAAGTAAAGTATAATAGAGATGTTTTTGATATTTTAAAACAAGTTCCTGGAAAATATAGAACAAATACATTTACCGCTAACGAATTTAACAAAGTATTAAGAACAGATTTTGGTTATTGGAAGAGTTTATTTGACATTGATTATGAAACAAACAGTGTAACAGTAGACGCTAATCCGTTTTCGTATAACTTTAACACAATGATCAGTGTTGACGATCAGCGTTTACCGGGTTATTGGAGAGCAATTTACAAATCATACTTTGATACTGATCGACCTCATACACATCCGTGGGAAATGCTAGGTATTACAATTAAACCTACATGGTGGGACGAAGTTTATGGCCAAGCACCTTATACTAGTGGAAACAAAATTCTTTGGGACGACATTGAAAGAGGGTTGGTAAGAGATCCAAGTGGTAATAAAATATATTCGGATTTTGCCAGACCTGGTTTATCTAAAAATCTACCAGTTGACGAATACGGTGATTTAATAGATCCTAGTAAAATTAATATTGTTAAGGCAATATTTGTTACAGAAATCAAAAATGATTGGAAATACGGTGATGAAGGTCCGGCAGAAACTTCATGGAGAAAATCTAGTTGGTATCCTTTTGCATTACAGAATGCAGTAGCACTAACAAAACCTGCACAATACTTTGGTAGTCAGTTTGATACTAATCAAAATCAAATTACTGCAAGTGGAAATGTTGTTTATGCTGACACAGGAAAGATTTTCAATCTAAAAGAAGCAAAAATTAAAGACTTGTTGTTTAGCAATAAGAGATTTTTAGGACTAGGATACCATGTACCTATGGTTGAATATCTCAAGAGTTTTTCAAAAGACGTTAAAGAAACATTTTATGATACATTAAGAAATACGTCAAGTAACCTAACTTATAAACTAGGCGGCTTTGCAAACAAAAACAGATTAAGAGTATTAGCAGAAAGTTCTAATCCTAATACCGCTGATAATAGTGTTTTCCTTCCTAGCGAAAACTATCAACTTACACTAAGAAAAAGTAATCCTATTAACAGTGTAAGAATAAGTGGTATGATTGTTGAAAAAACAACCAAAGGATTTTTAATTAGAGGTTATGATACACTACGTCCATGGTTTAATATCTATAAACCAAAGCATGGACAGAATGATATTGGAATCAATGTAGGCGGCACAGAAGCAAAGTTTGTTATTTGGAGTTCAGGAAAATTTTACGGTGAAAAGCAAATTGTAGAATTTAGTGGAAAATATTTTAGAGTAAAAACAAACCATACAAGTACAGAAACATTTGATAATGACAAGTTTACATCTTTAGGTGAGTTACCTGTAACTGGTGGAGCAGAAGTTGCTAAAGCAAGATCATTTGAAAGCAAAGTAACTGAAGTCAGTTACGGAACTGTATATGCAAGAGCACAAGAAGTATATGACGTAATTCTTGGATACGAACATTGGTTGAAAGAACAAGGGTTTGTTTTTGACAAGTATCAAAGAGAAACATTATCAGTGCAAGACTGGGATCTAAGTGCAAAAGAATTTTTATACTGGACAACACAAAATTGGGCAGAAGGTAGTGTTGTTGCACTAAGTCCTTTTGCAGACAATTTAGAATTTGAATACAAGTATGCAACTGTAGACAGTGTCCTTAACAGTTTTTATGAATATAGTATTTTAAGTGCTAATGGAGCACCATTAGAAAAAGAGGCTCTAAGCATTGTTAGAGGCAGTGGTAAGTTTTCACTTTCTACAAAGGGAACACAAAAAGGAATTTTCTTTGCTGTATTAAATCTAGTACAGTGGGAACACATTGTAGTATTTGATGATAAGAGTCAATTTGGTGATGTAATCTATGACCAAGAAGCAGGTTACAGACAAAAACGTATCAAGTTAGTTGGATTTAAAACAAGCGAGTGGGACGGTGATTATGTTAGTCCTGGGTTTGTATTTGACGAAGCAGTAGTAGAAGATTACGTTCAAGGACGTGATTACAATCTTGGTGATGTTGTAAGATTTAAGAGCAAATTTTATAGTGCAAGTAAATTTTTACCTGCAACAAAAACATTTAATTTTAGCGATTGGGTGTTTATCGGCGACAAGCCTGTTGCAGAATTATTACCTAACCTAGATTATAAAGCAAGTTCGTATGAAGATTTTTATGCACTAGAAAGCGAAAACTTTGATCAGCAAACAACTGAACTAAGTCAACATCTATTAGGGTATCAGAAACGATTGTACCTTGACAATCTCATAAGAGATGATATTGCACAGTATAAGTTTTACACTGGCTTTATTAAAGAAAAAGGCACAGAAAATGCATTACAAAAACTAAATCGTTTGACCATTGATGGAACTAGTACAGACCTAAGCATTAATGAAAACTGGGCACTAAAGGTTGGTAGTCTCGGTAGCGGTGCTACTACAAAAGAAATTGAATTAATTTTATCAGAAGCAGATAACGTAGAGAACCCACAAGCATATGAGTTTGTAAATGCTAAAACACCAGATGCTGATACAAATACCTTACAATTATTAAGTAATGAACTTACTCTTAAACCTAATGGGTTTGATAATAACCCTTGGAAAAACTTTGATACTTCAGATGAAGGAGTAAGTTTAAACACCATACAAAAAATTCCAACAGCAGGTTATGCTCGTATTGAAGATGTGGACCATACAGTATTCAATCGCGAAGATATTTTAACTGATACAACGATTCCAACGCTAGGCGAAGGTGCAAGTGTTTGGGTAGCAAAAGACGATAATGATACATGGAACATTTATAGACTAACAGCAAACAACGCAAGGGTAATTCAAACAGAAACAGATCTAGTTGTGATCGACGACGGGTTACTAGAATTAACAACTGATATTCCTCATGGGTTAAAAGAAGGTGATACTATTGTTATTCGTTGGTTTGATAGTCAAGTAAACGGAACACACATTGTTGCTGGAGTCAACGGCTTACGTAAATTTAAAGTTGCAACTGAGTTAACAACAATTACACTTGCAGAAGATAGTGCAACAGGTACAATACTTAATCTTGAATCTGTAAGGGTAAACACAACAAGCGAAATAAACAATATTAAGGATATTGCAGAGTTTTCAATTGGTTCTAAAATATGGGCAGATGATACTGGTAACGGAACTTGGAAAGTTTATGAAAAGACAAAAGCATTTGTAGAAAATCAGTTTACAAAAATTGCTAGTGATGCAAAAACGTATGCTTCAAGCATTACTTTTGGGAATCAAGGTAGAACTATTGTTGTAGGAAATCCTGGGCAAACCTATGAAGGATCAGTATTAGTATTACGTAGAAAGTTAAACAGTGAAATTGATACATTAGAAGGTGCAAGTGGATTTACAATTGGCCCAACATTTTCTGATCGATGGGTTGGCAATAACAATAATGCAGGACTAGGACACAGTGTATCACTTTCTTCTACAACAAATACACTTGTTGCAGGTGCTCCGTTTGCGAGTTCAGTTAGAACTGTAACCGACCCAGAACGTCCTAATTTCAAATATAGTGCTAATGGTGCAACAGTAAGTAGTTTTACCAAACAAGGACTAGTTAAACTAACAACGTACAATTCACTTACAAACGTCTATGATAGCACTTATGTTATTACTAGTCCTAAGTCAGCAAACAATGAAGAATTTGGTTACAGTGTTGCAACCAGTGATCAAAGACTAGTTGTTGGTGCTCCTGGTAGAGCAACCGATACGGGTGCAGTTTATGTTTATGAAAAAGGCACAGACTGGGATTATGCGGAAGAATTACTAGCACCAGAATATACTGAAGGCGATAGATTTGGTGAAGTACTAGTTGCTACAAAAGATCTAGGTATTTTAATTGTAAGTGCTAAAAGCAAAGAAACTATTACAGAAGCAGATGACAGCACAGTTAAAAATACAGGTAAAGTTTTTGTTTACTATCATGACGGCACAGGATATAACTTAATTCAAACAATCGACGAAACAGTAGTAACGTCAATAGGCAATAATGATTTGTTTGGATCGTCACTGGGAATTAGTAATAATGGTGATACTCTTGTTATAGGTGCTCCTCTTGGCGATGTTACAGAAGTAAACCAAGGAGCAGTTTATGTGTTTGAAAGACAAACACAAGGTGATTCGACTGTTGGTTATGCACTTAAAGAAACAATAACAAGTCCAAGCGTACAGAATGGTGAACAGTTTGGTCATAAGATTGCAGTTAATCCAGACGGAACAAGTTTTGCAGTTTCTAGTGCAAGTGGTAGCAATGATAAAACAACAACATTTGATAACAAAGAAACAACATTTGATGCTTATAGTTTGAACTTTATTGACAATGTAACTGGAACAGGTAGTGTTTATACATTTACTAAATTAGGTAATGATTTTGTATTTGGTCAAAAACTATCAAGCAACGATTTACAAACCAATGACGGTTTTGGTTCAGGACTTGCTTACAGTACAACAAGTTTATATGTAGGTGCTCCATATTTTGAACTTGAAGGTAATAAAACAGGTATGTTGTTTGTATACCAAAAAGAAGCAACTGCTGGTTGGAACACTCTAAGACAACAAGGAAGTTTAACAGATCCGTTCAGTATTGAAAAGGTACTAACATACAGAACTGACACACAAACCATTGTTGACTTCTTAGAACCTTATGATCCTGTAAAAGGAAAAATTCCATATATTGCAGAAACAGAATTAACATATAAGGGCGAAAGAGATCCTGCAATTTACACAATAAGTGACCAACCCTTAAATGTTGATCCTGATACTAACTGGGGTGCAACACATGTAGGAGAAACTTGGTGGGATCTAAGCACAGTAAGATACACATGGTATGAGCAAGGCGATATAGAGTTTAGAAAAAATAACTGGGGAACAATATTCCCAGGATCAAGAATAGATATTTACGAATGGGTAGAAAGTGATATTTCACCAGAAGAGTGGAACAACATTGCAGATACAACCGAAGGTATTGCGGCCGGCTTTAGTGGATCAACAAAGTATGATGATAACACGTATGTACTCAAACGTGTATATGATACTGCAACAAATAACTTTGTTGATAGATATTATTTCTGGGTAAGAAATGCTGTAATTTTACCTCAAAGATTTACAACACAGATTGCTGTAGGTTTAAGTGAACAGATTGCAATTGACACTAGAAAATTACCTGCAAATGAAATCGCCAGTGTTATATTAGATCCTAAGAACTACGGAATTAAATCTATACAACTTTTAGATACTAATGCATTTTCAGTAACTAATGTTAAAACATCATTAAGTGATTTAAACGTTAGTTTGAATATACAGTATAAAACAGTTAAAACGGATATACCAGATCATAATAGTTGGTTATTACTAGATGAAAAACAGCGTGATAAAATTGATAACCAACTGTTAATTAAAAAGTTATATGATAGTTTAGTTGGGTTTGACGATTCAGGTAACAGTGTTCCTGATGCACAATTACCTGTACAGAAAAAATACGGCTTAGCAATAAGACCAAGACAGAGTATTTTTGTAGATAGATTAAAAGCACTAGAAGTGCTAATAACATACACAAACAATTTACTTGCAAAATATAGAGTTGTTGATGAAAAGGATCTAAGTGGGTTATCTGCTAGTGATCCTAAGCCTACACTTATTAGCGGCAAGTATGACATTGAAGTAGCAGAGTTTAGCGATATTGACGATATTAAAACACAAGATCTTAAACAAGCAACTGCTGAAGCAGTTATTGTTAATGGTAGAGTTAAATCTGTTAACGTAACTGACAAAGGTTTTGGATACACAAACGCACCTAATATTGAAATCAGCGGCGAAGGATACGGTGCAAAGTTCAAGTCAACAATCAATGCTGACGGTGAAGTTACAGGTATCGAAGTCTTAAAAGAAGGTAGAAACTACACAACTGGTACTATCAGAATCAGAGCATACAAAGTATTAGTAACAAATGATGAAACTGCTGGAAATTACTGGACTATGTATGAATGGAATAGTGCATCAGAGCAATGGTCAAGAACAAATACACAAACTTACGATGTAGCAAGATTCTGGAACTATAAAGATTATGTTGTAGATGGCTTTGACATTGACAGTATTATTGACTTTAAAATTGCAGAGCCATACTTACTAAAAACTATTGAACCTAAGGTTGGAGAACTTGTAGAAGTTACAAATGTCGGTGATGGTAATAAAATCATACTACGTAAAGTTGAATCAAATGGTACGTGGAATGCAGACTATGACATTATGTATAAAGCAAACAGTACTATTAAATTTAGTACTAATATCTATGATTATAGCGGTTTGAGTTTTGGTTTCGCAGGCACAGAAAACTTTGATATTAACTTGTATGACGAACAACCTACACAAGAAACTAGAATTATTTTAGAAAATATTAACAACAATATTTTTGTAGATGATTTAAAATTTGCTTGGAACGAATTTTTATTCACTGCAATTCGATATGCAATTAGTGAACAAACATTTACTGATTGGATTTTCAAAACAAGTTTAATAAGTGTTAAAAACAACCTAGGCGGATTTACAAGAAAAGTAAATTACAATCTTGATGATCCAGGTGACGTAGAAAAATATGTAAAAGAAATTAAACCTTACAGTGTTACAATTAAAGACATGATCACAAGTTATCAGAATCAAGAACAAAGTAATATTTTTGGTACTGACTTTGATTTACCAAGTAGATATAATGAAGAAACTAAAAAGTTTGAAGTACTAGATGAAACTAGCGAGTTGATTACTAGCGAACCATTTAATCAGTGGTTTGAAAATTACAAATTTAGTATTGACAGAATTGAAATTGCAAGTGCAGGTGATGGTTATACACAAGCACCGATTGTTGTAATTAGTGGAGGTAGAGAAGATAAACCTGCTATTACACAAACTAAACCATTTAGAAGTATTGTAACAACTGACTATGATAATCAGTATGTATACATCAATACTACAAGTGTTCCAGATCACTTCTATAATACAACTGATGTAGTTGCACAAAATCTAGTTTATCAAATTCCAAGATTCCCTAGTGTTCCTGAAGTTAAAGTTCCAACACCGCTAGGTGCAATTGGTGTAGCAGTTAACGGAGTAAGTATTTTCAATCCAAGTTCTGCCGCAACTGAAAGACTTGGTGGAGTTGAGTACACAGTAAATGCAGTTTACAGTCATGAAGAATTAGGCATTGACGATGGTAGCGGTCATCCACAAGAAGATGGAATTTATCATTACCATAGTGATCCTAAATTTATGTACGACAAAGACTCTGAAGTACATAGTCCTATTTTAGGATATGCGTTTGATGGATTCCCAATTTATGGTCCATACGGATACCGTGCAACAAATGACAAAACCGTTGTACTAGTTAAATCTAGTTATAGATTAAAAACTACTCCTCGTGCTGACGGTAGTATGCCAACAGGACGTTACAATGAAGACTATGAATATGTTGAAGGGTTAGGAGACCTTGATGAGAACAACGGTCGTTTTGTTCAAACACCAGAACACCCACAAGGCACCTACGCTTACTTTATTACTGTTGAAGCAGATGCAGAGGGAGAACTTAAAGAAGCATATCCGTATATTGTTGGACCTAATTATCACGGCACACCGTTGCTACCGAATGGTAACGGCACTATGCCACAAAGCGGTAACATTAATGCAACAGCAACAGCCTATATTAGTAGAAATAAACTAGGTAAAATTGTTGTAAACAATCCAGGTGCAGGGTATGTGAGTGCGCCTACTGTTACAATTACAGGCGGTGGTGATGCAACAGAAATTGCAAAAGCAGTAGCAATACTTGAAAATAACAAAGTAAGAACAAGTAAAACTTCTTTGAAATTTGATAGAACAAGTTCTAAAGCATTAATTGAATCACAAGATTATGTTGACACATACACAAGTAATTCAGGACAAGTACGATACAAATTGACGTATGTACCTACTCTTGATAAACGTGACTTTACAATTAGTATTAATAATGAAACAGTGTTTATTGAAAACTTTGATGTAAGTATTCAAACACTAACAGATAACACATATAAAAAACAAGTTGGTTATGTAATATTAAAAACATTACCTAAAGAAAGATCAACAGTACAGATTACATATAAGAAAAATGTTGGTCTAATGAATGCTGTTGACAGAATTAACTATTTCTATAATCCAACTGATGGAATGCCAGGTAAAGAACTTTCACAGTTAATGACTGGCGTTGAATATGATGGTGTAAAAGTACAAGGTTTAGATTTTGGTGTTAGTGTAGGTTGGGACGGCCTTCCATGGTTCAGTCATGGTTGGGATACTTTCTCAGGCGATAACACAGATTATGCTTTCCGTGCAGATGGTAACACAAATACATTTACTTTACCTTACGCACCAGACAATGGCGATAAGGTAAACGTATATTTTGATGGACAACGCCAAGACCCAACTAACACGCCGACTATTATTGGAGATGGAGACGAAACAGAATACACACTAAACGTTACACCTGCTGAAGGAGTATTGGTTGTGTTTAGACAAGAAGATTCAGATGGTAGCACAGTACCAACTGATGTAAACAATCTAGATACATTAATTAGTGGTGGTAATTTTGCTTACAGTACTGCAACAGGTGCTAAGCCAGAAGATATTAGTTTAGACGGTGATGGATTTGTTACACCAGACACTTCACATGCACCAGAGGAAGTTGTGCCAGGACAAGTATTTGATGCGTTGAGTATGAAAGTTTATAATGCACCTGCAGATGGTTCACCAATTATCGATATCACTAGACATTGGGGCGACGGAAACGAAACTGAGTTTAGTTTTAACAAGTATCCAGGAACAGAAGATAGTATTTTAGTTACAGTTGGTC